AGCTATTCTGACTATTTGTTGCAAGTATTCAACCAAATTGTTGAATATTTGGTTTGTTACCGCCGTACTCTTTCATCATTCGCTGGATCTTTAGTTCGTGATCGCGGTCAACAGAGCGCAGCCAGTTGTCATTCTCATCCTTGCGTTCCATCTCTATCTCAATGTCTCTCCAGGTAATGCCAGTCGGATTTTCGCCGCCATCAATCGGTAGCTTTTTAGGCGAGAAAGCTTTGATTAAACTCTCAGCCAGCAAGACACTATCAGCAGTTGTGATCATATCTTTGACCTCATCATACTTATCGCCGGCTTTAAATTTAAGCGCGCTTTCAACCGCTTTAATGCGCTGCCCTGCATTATCGCCTAGTTTAGCCAGCTCTGCCTCTTGGCTAATTTCCTGTGCGACATTGGTTTGAGCTGACAACAACTCAAAGCCTTTCGTGAACCCTTCTTGATTCATGCCCATGTTTGTAGCTAGTTCGATATACTCAGCCGCTAATGCGTCATCCTTATCGAAACCTCCTGGCAACTCATAACCGTCTTTCGGTGCGCCAGTGAAAGATCCAAACTTCTTTTGTAGCTCACCATAGGCTCTAGCTTGCTCGTTTACGTTCTTAAAGTGATCTGATTGATACCACTCTGGTGTCTCGCCTACACCCTTAACACCATCAGATTGAAACCACTCGCCCTCTGTTAGCTCTGGCGCAGACTCATCTAATAGACTCTCTGGCGCGCTCTCTTGAACCTCTGGCGCTTCGTTTGCTTCTTCACTCATCTTACTTTCTCCACGGTAGCTTTATAATTTGTTTATCTTTTTGTAACGGTTGGAACGTCATCATTGTGCTTGTTATTTCTTTTTTGATGTTGATTAAACTTAAATCGTTGATACTAACCCACTCAACCTGATTGTTGCCTCGATAACACCTAAACGCCTTAAATTTGTGAACATAGGCGAATCTATCAAAGTCATACTGATTAGCGATAGAAGCTAACCATTCAGCCTCTAGACCTATATTATCAAAGAACACTTGATCAGCTTTAGTTATATTAACCTCAAAAGATGCTTTAGGTCCTTGCTCAACCTCATCAGGATTATTAAGCTCTTTGTGCTTTTTAATTATTGTTTCTTCTTTCATATTCATAGCTTGCTTGATGCCAGACTCCTTAAGTTCCGCCCTCATTTGCTCGATATTGACTATATGCTCCACTAGATCACCTCTGCTTTTGTTATTAGACTGATTATTGTATTCACTACGCCTTTCTCGCCATTCTTGTAAGCTGCAACATAATTCACATTAACAGCATCAAGAGGGGTGTTATTAGTAATAATGAAACGGTTAGTCAAATCAGCAATCACCCTCTTCCCATCATCTGACGCAAAACAGCGAGCGTAAGCTTTAGCTATGTCTGATTCAGCTTGCTTTCTTACTGCTGCCGCTTTCTCTGCCTTTAGCTTGGATTCAGGCGATAGCGAATCTTCTATATCTTGCCAGCTCATTAAGCCCCCTGTGGCGGTTGACCTTGAACCATGCCTTGTTGCGCTGCCTCTGCACCAGCTTGGATTACTTGAGCTTTCTCAGATGACGTTCTGACTAGCTCTTGTGGCATGCCTGTCTTCTCTGCCGCCCAGGTTCCGAAGTCTTCAAGCTTGTAGGCCATTTTAGCTTGATCTGGCCCTGCTGTTTCAAGCGTGAAGGCAACCGCTTGTTGTACTGAGAGTAAATCTTCTGCATCTTGCGCCCTCGCTAGCGGTGAAGTGAACTTGATATTTACCTCGCGACCACCGATAACAATCGGCTGAACTACGCCTCTGCTCTTTAGGATGAAGTGTACGCGCTTTAGTATTGGAATTAGCGCCTCAGTTTGCAATCGACCAAATGCAGACCCTATCCTCTTAGCTAACTCTCTAGCCTCAATAGCAAATTGAGTTGCTGAAACTACCGCGTCGCTTGGCTCTCTAACATCACTGAATAAAGCTCGTTTAATAGAGGTTTGTAGTTCATTGATTTCAAATAGACTTAGCTCAAGATTAGCACCTGTGTCCAGTCTAGCTAACGAAGGGTTAGATGTGTTATTGGAGCCTACCGGAATGACTACACCTGGCGCTATAGTGATATTGTAAGGATTGCTCACACCGTCATCGGTTGCAGTCCAGATACCACTCAGATCAATAGCCGACTTAGTCAATGCAAATTCTTTTGCCTTATTCAGCGACTTAACATCAGGTAATACATCCAAACAAGGGCCACGACCTCTGATTTCACCAGCCGTTTTAGAGTATCTAGATGTAACCATAGGGGATGATTCACCGTAAGACTCAACCCAAGATGCTTTCTCTTCATTCTTACACCATACAACCGCGTGATATTCTTGCTCTTTAGGCTCAAACATTAAACCCTGACAAATATCAACATCTGTATCAGGTGAATCCTTGATTAATGCGTCTAACTCGCTTGATACCTCAAACCCAGGCCATTTACGCTCGATATTGCGCGCCTTTACCTTAAATCGCCTAAAGTGAGTTTCAACTGTTCCATGCGGACCTTCCTCAAATGCTATACCAATCTGAGGAACCGAACTAAAGATAACAGGCATTTCTTCTGATTCATCCTCGTCAACCATCATGGTTGCCGTGCCGATAAGTAGATCTAAAGCAAACTCAAAAAACTGAGTGCCAAAGTTACTCCTATTAAGTACATCAAAGAGTACTTCCGCCTGTTCTTCCAGTGCTTTCCTTATTTCAGTCTCAGACTCTTGCCCTGACTCCTCTATAAGTCTTAACACTTCGTTAGAAGGTTCGAACTTAGCCCATCTTGACCAAATAGGCGCGATATTCTCTTGAAGTTTAGATGCCCCCTGTTTGATAGAGTCGAGAGAGGTCGAATCAAAGATTCTATCCATCTTCTTTTGGCCTTTATCATCTCTGTTAAATAGGTTTCTTTGAGGCAGGAAGTATTCATAAGCATCATCAAGCACATCCTCCCACTTCGACATTTGCTCAAACGCTTTCTTTTCGCGCTCTTTAATACTTCTAAGGCTACCTAGACCTTCTGGTATAGCAGCCATTATCGCACTACCCGTGAAGGTCTTGAACTTGATATTGTTCGACTTGTTGCGCCTGATGTTGCACTTCCACCACTCGCGCCAATTAAAGAGCCTGCACCGCCACTACCGCCTCTAGTACCTGCGCCCGCTGCTGTTGCTGGCGTTACTGCTGCGCCCGATAATAGTGAAGCTCGACCAAGCTTACCTCTAGCAAGCATTTTGAATCTTTCTTCGTTTTCTTCTATCTCTTTATCAAGCAAAGAGCGTTGACGCACTTCTAATGCTTTTTCTTCTGCTGTCTTAGCTGGACGTTTCGGACTGCTACCCATTTTGTAAGCTCCTGTATAACTGGTAAGGTGTAAGGATAAAAGGATTTCTAACACCTAGATATTGTTTAACATGCCCCACGCAAGTATTCATCATGATAGCTCTTTTTGATTTCTTCGGCTTTATCTTGATAACGGATTTGTTTTGTAGTATATCACCAATTTTGGCAAGTGTATAAATTTCAAGCTTATCTATTGTTTTGTTGCTTACTATTAATCTGTCGCCGTCCGGTATGATTAGAAAGCAGTGGTTAATCAAAGGATTCAGGAACGGCTTTAGGATATGGTTTGTCTCTCCATCCTCAAACACGACATAAACGCTAACCGAACACATTGAATTTAACCTGCATTGGTCTAGCGTTATTTGATGCTCTCGGCTTGCCTCCCATATTCTCAGACCAGCCTAAAGCTAATGTTTGTAGTGCGTCAGCACCGTGAGAGGCCCAATCATGCAGCGGTTGGGTTTTAAATATGCCTTTCTTATCATCCCACTCATACTGATAACTAGATATGCAGTTTAAACCATGCTCCGCTCTTGTGTCGTCTATCCATAGTCGCGGAAATATACGTCTTACTGCATCATGGCCTTCTGATTTTGTTTTAGGTCGCTGCACTGTGCGAAAGCTAATGCCCATCCTAGCTGCTGTAGCTTTGCGAGTCTTACCTGTTGATAGCTCTCTAACTTCTATATCGTGTGGCGCTAGATGTTGATCATAACTAATACCATGCTTTGCTGCGAATTCTTGAAGATATTGGATGTAATGCTCTATTCCTTGATTGTTATTCTCATAATAGTGAAGTAATCGAACCTCTTTGCCAACTATCTGAAAGAACCAAATAGACATGGCGTCACTTATACCTAAATCCCAAGCAGTGTGGACTTTTATCGACGGCTCAACAGGCATAGAACCTATCCTTCTATCATCTCTTGCTGTTGCTAGTTGAGTCGCATAAATAGCCCCAGGTATTTGAGCATCAAAAGAGCAGTAGTATTCTTGCTGTATCTTTTCCTCGCTCATCCCTTCGTCACGCTCTTGCTGGATTATATCTGGACCTATAACCGGCGCGCCATCTTCTCGCTTTGTATCATTGACGGTTAGCAGCTCACAAAACCAGCCTTTTGACTTCTTAGCCATGTTATACAGATGGAAGCCGTGATTCTTGCCGCGCGCTGTGTAGATAAAAACAGCCCAGCCACCATTTTCTGCTAGCATTGGTCTAAAGTAATCCCATGCCTGCGGGTTTGATATAGAGTATTCAGAAAATATAATCCCGATAGGATTAGAGCCTACCATTGCGTCATAGTTATCAGAGCCTACCAATTGCCATGTTGAGCCGTTATTTAACTCGATTAGCATCTCTTGCTCTGACGTTCTTTTACGGATTTCTTTGGGGAAGGCTTGATCTATTATTCTTCTACCATTCCTATCAACACCATTCCAGATCGCCTTTCTTGCTTGTGCAATCTTTGGAAGGCAATGCCAATAATTCCCTTTCTTCTGCATCATTGCCTTAGCTGTATAGTTGAGACTTGCAGAGTCCTTCCCTGCTCGTCTATGCCATACTAGACAAGCTCTTTTAATACCGCTATCTAGAGCTTTAAAGAATGGTAGTTGATGAGGTGTAGGCCACCAGTTATTTGGAAGGTATATTTCCATGAGTTCTCACCTATTAATATGACTTAAGCCATACGACTTTTTTTTGTTTGGTGTTAGAATTTGTTTGCTTTTCTTTGATGTTTATCCCGTCTGTTTTATGCGCTAAATCTACAAACTCCCTTATTCCTTTGGCGCTCATATAAGGAAGGTAAGCGCGAACGTTCCAAAATAATTTTTTTATTTTTCTTGCATCAGAGAATGTTTTTATCATATAAGACAAGGCTGATGCTCTATTGTTATCTAAATTAAACCATTCCCCGCACTCACTAGAGCAAGACAACATTCTATGAAACTCCCTCTCTAGATAGCAGCCGCCTCCCACATGCCCTAGAATTACAACTTCTTTCGGTGATGCGGTTTGCATGGTCGCCCGCCTAGCTTTTAATGTGGTGCTGTCCTTTGTGAATCCTATCTTAATGTAGCCGTTAGAATACATAGAGTAAATCATAAATTACTCCCTATGCTTATCACTAAAATCGACAACCTTAATGGTTAACTCTCCACCACCATCATTAGCAAGCTCAACATTTTTAAGATCGGGTAAATACTTGTTAACCAGCCTTAATCTAAGCTCTGCTGCGGTCTTGTACTTTTGATGCTCTTGATTGAATGTGTCGCTAGGTTGTAGCTTTTCTATATTCTCAATATTTTCAATAGCTAAGTTAAGATGAGCCCCTGCTGCTAATTTCTCTCGCAAAGCCTCTTGCCGTATAGCTCTATTCGCCTCTTTTACGCTCTGTCCGTTCTTTGGCATTTCTACTCTCCACGTTTCTG